GCCGGCAGGTACGGGTCGGACGTTGTGGCAGTAGGGTTTGCGCCAATCTTGACGTGACCCGCTGACGTCAGAACAACTCTCACCCTTCTGGTGACGGAGCTAACCGCCGCTGAAGTACCCGCAGTGGCGGTGAACGCGACCACCTGATGGCGGCCGAGTCTGCCTGTGCTTTCCATGAGTTCCTCTCGAACGAAAAAAGGGAGAGGAGACGCGAGTCTCCCCTCCGGATGTGCCTGCCTACAGGCTTATGGATTACGTCAGGTTCTCGATGGTGCCGCTCGCCTTGAAGTTACGATGCTTCAAGGAGAACTCGCCAACCAGCATGTGCATCTCGTTGTCACCAGTGACAGCGAGCATCGTGCGGGTCCAGGGACGCAGCACGGCCTTCTTCCACATCTCCGGATCGTACATCAGTGCGAAGCCGGTGTTGAGGAAGCGGTTCAGCACAACGCGGAGCTCGCCAAACGGAGAGACATAAACCTCAACCGCATTGACCAGCTTCTTGTTGTTGCCGAAGTCGCGAATGCGCTGGCTGGTGACAGCAGCGAAGTCAGCGACCAACAGCGAGTCGGCCGGCTTGATCATGAGGATCGAGGGATCCGAACCGTTGGTGTAGAGGTTCTTGTGCAGCGTGAGCACATTGTCCTCAGTCAGCGGGCCAGCGACGTTCGCAGTCGTGGTCGTGCCGTCAGCGTCAGTGATGACCTGGGCGCTCGAGTCGATCATGAACAGTGCCGAGGCAAACTCGCGAGCCGTGGTGGCGTCGCCGAGCACCTTGTCGTTGTCGATGCCGACCATCGCGTACTCGAGGTCTCTCTTGAGCTCCTCGCCGGCCTTCGAGATCTGGTAGGCAGTCTCGCGTGCGCGGCCGTAGGTCTTCACAGCATCAGCAGTCTTGGAGACCTTGATGGTCTTCTGCAAGATTTGCGTATAGTTGCTGCGCATCGTGGTTGCAGTCAGAGTCGCCTCTGATGCGGTGAAGCCTTCCAGCTGCGCGTTGTTCGCAGCGTCGGCGAGGCTATCCTCCTGCCACTCGAAGAGGCGGGCGCTAACCTTCTCAGAACCAATCGAGCTCTGGAAGGGGGTCTTGGTCGGGGAGATATTGCTGATCACGTCATCGACGTCTTCAGCAAGACCAACCTGATCGTAGGAAGTCCAGACAGCCATTTGTATTCTTTCCTTTTATGAGGCTGTTTGATGATGGGTGGTTATTCGCTGACACCCCACTTGGCGAGAAACGCTTCAGTGGCAGCGTCACGGCTTCCGGTAGCTTTGAGCTTATCCAGTGCCTTGTTGTCCTTGGCCACAAACCGACCACTTGCGTCGGTGGGCTGGCGGGACTTCATCACCTTCTTGACCGGCTTGGCTTTCTTCTCGGCCGTAACTTTCTTTGCACGGTCGTATCGCTGTGCTGCGTGAATCAGCTTGATCAGCGCGGGGTCGGTGATGGCACGGAACAGATCCGCAGAGAGGCCTTGAGAGACCGCGAACTTCTCGAGGTCTTGATACACCTGCTCATTGAAACCCTTGATACCCGTCTCCGGGTGCTGCAGTGCTTCAACAGCGGTTTTGGCCCTCTCCAGATAGTCCGCATGGGCTCTTTCCTGGGAAGCCTTGGTGACGTTGTCGAGCTCCTGTGTGAGGAACTTGTAGTCCTCGAAGGACTTCAGTGCGTCCTCACGCACAGCTTTGAACTCTTCTTCCGTCAGCTGCTTCGAGAGCAGAAGCATGTCGGCGTTCGCATACGGCTTGTACTTCTCTGCGGCCCTTTCTACGAGGGTCTTCAGAGCAGCTTCATGCCGCGAGTGAACCGTGTCGAGTGCTTTGCGCCTCTCAGCGACTTCTTGAGACTTTCTTGTGAGGGCTGCTTCCTGGCCGTACAGCCGCTTCAGATCCTTGACGGTTGCAGTGACTTCCTTGCCGTCTACCACAATCTTCACCTTGGCTTCATCGCCAGCGATGGTCTCTGTGGACTCGGTATCGGAATCGTCTTCCTGTTCCTCTTGGTCTGAAGAGTCTTCGTCCTCGACGAGCTCCTCATCATCATCGGTGTCCTGAGGAGTAGTCTCTTTCTTCTCAGGAACCTTAGCCCCTTCTCCAGTGTCGTCGGATGGCTGCTTGGTCTCAGCGTCCGGTTTCTTCCACTTGGAAAGGAAAGCGTCAACGGCACCGTCTCTCGTGAGAGCGGTGTCGGTATTCTGTTCTGTTGCGACGTCCTCGCGGATGGTCTCTTCTGACATTATTCGAAGTTATCCAGTTGTTGGTGCTGTAGGAGCTCGTCCTGTTTGACTTCTGCTTCGATCTGCGCGCGTGCGACGGACGATGCCTTCAGCAAGTGTTCGATATCTTTCAGGGCGGCCAACATGTAGTAGAGCATCTCACGCTTTTTGACTTCGTGAGGATCTGTGTCGACCATGGCCGTGGTGATGGTGCTGCGGAGCTTTGTGAAAACATCCGCAAAGAAAGGAGAAGCGAGAAGAGCATCCGCTTGGATGCCCTCCTCGACGAGTTTCTTCTCGAGTTCAGACAGGTCTCGCATTACGAGTTGGGACTCACAACATTGGTCTGCTTCGTCTCAGCCGGCGGCTGCGCCTCGATGATATCGAGCTCGCGATGTGCCACTTCGGCTTTCGTCTTGCTGTCGAAGTCCTTGCGCTCCTGCTCACGCTGCGCGACCATGAGGTCGAGCATCTCTTGCATACGAGCGAGGCTGTGGTTCAGCTGATCCATCTGCGCCTTGTTCTGTGCTGTCATCTCGGCGATGTTCAGCTTGCGGTCCTCGAGTTCGAGAGCTTTCTTCTCAAGCTCTATCTTCGGATCCGGCGGGGGCGGTTGGACCTCTTCGGGCTTCAACAGATAGTCGTCGACGTTCTTGCAGCCTTTCTGGTTGAGATACTTCACGATGAGGTTCCGACGCTTCTGCAGGTCGTACATCGGCAGGACTGTTGGATCCTGAGAGAAGAGCGTATGGAGACCCAAGGTCTCGTTCGCTTCTTTCTCTTGTTCTCCGTAGCCGAGCTTCAATGCGACTCGAGCGTCCGTCCTTTCGGCCCACTTTGAGGGGTCCATCGGGACGTACTTGCCGGCGACCTCGACAATCTTGGACTTCTTCTCATGCATCAGCACGAGACGATAGACCTCGAGGTAGAGTGGCACGATGAATCGATTGGCGAAGTTCCGCGCAATGATTTTCTGACGCACCATGGACAGCGAGACGAGGTTCTCGATCATCGCTGCGGAGTTCTGTTTACTGACCGCGTCCTTGTTGAGGCCTTGGGACAGCTTCGAGACACCAGTGGCGTCCTCTTTGTCCTCGTCCAGCAACTGAATGGTCTGGAAGACAAACGGGTTCAGAGGAGCTTGCTGCTCGGGGGCAATAGCATCAGGACGGGTCACATTGACGAGACCGCCGATCCTGTTGTCCAACATCTCACGCGGGTTGACGAGGCCACCTTTGACCACAATCGTTCTGGGGTTATTCGTTCTGACCGTGTGGTCCAAGATGCCGCGCATGAGCACGGTCCTGGCATTCTGAATCGGGATGCAAAGCTTGGCGTAGTTCTGACCGAAGAACGCATGCGGAATGGGCAGGGGCACGAACGGAATGAACGGTACCTTGTCCACTTGCTCCATGTCGAGGATGGTCTTGTCGGCCTTGATGACCTTCCACAGCTTCGGCTTGCCGGTCTTGTCGANGTCAAGCTGGATGTAGCANTCNTGGACGGTGATAGGNCGTGCGTTCTCGGCGTATTCGACTTCTGAGGACGAGCGATCAAAGGACAGCTGGTTGAGACGCGCTTGCTTCTCGGTGTCCCACTGCCACGTGTCGTCCTTCTTGAGCTTCTTCACAATCTTCGGATCGAAGCCCTCTGCGATGAGCTCGCCTTGGGTCTTCTGAGCCCGATGAGCCGAGAAGAGAGCCTGGGGGATATCGATGGCCCGCGGGGAGATGAGAAACTCCTCCGGAGCGATGACCTCGATACGGACTTGGCTCTTGTCGATCTTCCGAATGATGGTCGCTTTCGCGGTCTGTGTCTCGGGATCAATCTCGAGGTCGGTGAGTTCGACGTTGTCGTCGGAGAGGATGACTACGAGGTCGTCTTCGCTTTCGACATCGACCTCTTCCTCTGACTCCTCAATGATGGATTCCCAATAGACCTTCGCTACACCCACACGGGCGAGAAGGCCGTCTTGGATGACGTCCGAGAAAATGCCGTAGCCATCGTTCTGCTGAAAGACAACGTAGTCGGTATAGGCACTCGCTTGCTTCGCGAGCTCGACGTCCTCTGCGCCGTTCGGGGTGAACTCTACGATGTTCTGACCCGCCGAGAAGACCTCGAGGATCTGAGCCTTGGCAGACTCAACCGTATCGTAGACGTCCATAGACACGTACTTGCTGTTGCCGGCGTGGTTGGGCAACGGCAGTGCGCCGTGATAGTACTTGAGGACGTTTTCGCGTTCTTGGGAAAGCTTCGTGTCGAAGTAGCCCACGCCTGTCGCAATGTTATCCTCGAGCGCCTTGAGGATTTCCTCCTCAGACATTCTTCTTGCCATGGGCTGACCTTGTTCTTTTTTTTAGATGGCTTCGACGTAGAAATCGTCGGTGGATTCCACGGGTTTGAATGTCCCCTCGCAGATGTGGTTCGCGAGGGCCAGGGCGATGACGCTGTCGTCAAAGCATCCGTTCTCTGCCTTCATCTCCCCATTCTCATGGATGATGAATGTCTGCATCTCACCGAGCGTGACTTTGTCGTTGATCTCAATGTCGCCTGAACGCTGCCGAGCGCGGAGTTGGTCGATGATGAGAGGCTTGGACTTTACAGTAGTCCTGAACCCAAACGTCGTGCTCTCCTTCTCCGTGATTTTGTCGATCTCGGTCGTGTAGTAGAGATTAGGGTAGTGGTAGTCCTTCGAGAGCCTCGAGTTGGGCAGGATGCCGTGGTTGTTGAGCTCCACGACCAACTGTGCGTCGTTGTAGAACTTCGCCAAGAAGTAGAGCACCGCGGTGAACTGATCGGGGTCGATCTGCGCTCGCCACTTTGCGACTTCTCTGCGACGTCCATCGAGGACCGTAGCAACCGAGTAGTCGCGCCCCTTCTTGCCTTCGCCAACGTCCGCTCCAATGAAGTAGTCTTCCTTCTCGGAGTGCGGATGGTAGACGCGGAGCTCGCCGGCAGGATGATGCCGCCAATCCCAATCCCGCCATTCGTCTGGTCCGGTAGATTCGAGGGCCAGGGTGGCAATTGGGTCTTTGACTTCCTTCATGCGACGCGCAACGATGTCCGGATCGAAGACGGGACGACCGCTTGAGAGGAAGGCCTCTTCGGGGGTGCATGGATACTCTTGCTTGAAGAGGTCCAGACCGTTCTGTCCAATCTTGTACCGGCGCCACTGAATCTGTTCGTCGTCGAGCCTGTAGAGCGTTACGAGCTCTTCTTCAGCGGGGGTTCGCTCGAAGCCTTCGGGGACTTCGGCTCGATATTCAGGTTGCAAGAACCAAGGGATGAATACGGGACGATAACCATTCGTACCAGCGATAGCGCCGGCCCAATACTCTTGGAAGAGGTTGAATCCGTTGGCGGTGGACTCGATGAAGACGAAGGAACCGTCAGCATCAGGAACAGCCTGGAGTAGTCCATTGAGGTTGTCCTTTGCAGAGCTCGGTGCCCAGAAGGCAAGCTCCGAGACATGGAGGTCGGACAATGTTTCGCCGCGGGCGATGCTGTCTCCACCAGCTGTCGCAACCACGTAGGCGCTGTCCAGCTGATTGAAGTAGAGCTCTCGTCGAGAGGCGTATCGGGTTGAAGGTTTCAGGATCTGGGGGCAGTTGTCGTAGTAGCGCCGCGTCATGTCGAACAGGGCGCGCGTAGAGTCCGCAGCGTGGGTGATGACCATCGCCTTGCGGGCTTTGTTCTGTGTCACGTTGGAAAAGATGCGACCGCCGACATACGTACTGAGCCCCTGCTGGCGACCTTTAAGGATAACGATCCGTACCCGTCCCTTTGTCCGCAACTCCTCTTCTACTGCATCGTGGAGTATTCGCTGGGCCGCATTGAGAACGAGCGGTACGACTTCACTTTCCTTCGTCTTGATCTTCAGGGCGTGCTTCGCATAGATCGCGAAGTTCTCCCTCAATATCCTGCGCGCCTCCAAGAGGCTCTGATTTGGTGTATTCAATGCGCTTCAAACGCTCACCAGGGGTCATCTGGTCGCGTTCCTTCTTGACGTCCACGAGGATGCCCTCGAGGAACTGTTCGGCTGTGTTGATGTTGACATCGCTCTCCTGCACCGGCTTGCGCTGGGTGAACTCGAGAACGGTCTTTGCAGCCAGGATTTTCTCTTTGGCCGTGAGTCCCTTGTGACGAAGGACTGTAACCAATTCCTTCATCGCTTCGGCGCTGATATCGTTATCAGGCGTCCATATCTTCTTGTCGACCATATGCTTCACAATCTTTCGGGCGTCTCGATCCGCGTCAGCTTGATAGCGGTTGAACGTCTTGAGACGGATGCCGTGGACATGACCGCGTGTGCGGCCATTATTTCTTTTGCCTTCTCGGCTTTTGAGCACGATGAGCGGATCCTGTTGGAGCCAAAACATGCTCGACTGAAACCCGTCCGTGCCCGGTTTCGAGTACCGGCGTTTCCACTGCGTCCGTGTGCGGACTTTGTTCTGCCGAACCTTGCCCGTCACTGTGAGGGGTATCTTGAAGGAGGAACTCTTCGGCATCCTTGAACTTCTTTCGCAGGATATCGACAACAGTCCCATGTGCTCCTGCAAAATTGACTGAGGGGACGCTGCTGTTTTTCAGGTCTCGAAGGAATGCTATCCCCTCCTCGCGTGTGAGGAGAGGACAGCTTCGGATGTACTCGAGAGCCTTGAGGACTTCGACGTATTTCATTACTTGGCTTTCTTGACCGCCTCACGTAGGTCGTCGGGGGTCAGGGTCTTGAAGCGTTGGTCGAGGCCTTTGACGTTGGCCCAAAGGGTGTCCTGCTCATCTGGTGAGAGGTGTTCCATGGCGGCGTCGAGAGCTTCGTCTCGTAGCTTCTGGTCATTCTTGGCGTAGGTTCGCAGAGCCCTGATGTAGCCCTCATGGGCGACACGGAGCTTGCTGCCCTGCGGCATGCTTTCGGCCTTCGAAAGGACGTCCTTCTCCATCTGCTGGATTTCGCTACGACCTCGAGCGTGGAGCACGTGGTCGCGCACGCCAGTCTTGGGTGCAATGGGAGTGGTTTCGACCTTGATGCCGGCGTTGGGAAACTCTCCGGACACGAGAGGACCGGTCGTTCCCGCTCGGGCACTTTTGGCTGCGGCAGGGACCTTCGGAGACGGAATGTTACCGTTCGGGGCCTTCGCTTTCGCAGCTTTGGCAGCAGCAGCGTCGAGAGCCTTCTTCTT